GGGCGAGTTGAAGACCCGCGCCGAGAACTTCCTGCTCACGGCTGGCACAATCCCGCACGACCACCTCAACACCATGCGCTGCCACCCAGACTTTGAAAGTCAGATCGTGCCGCACATCGAGGCAATCACCTTGAAGGTGATCAGTAGCCAAGGCGACCGCACTAAGGTATTGTCTAACATGAAGCCACTATTTCTGGAGGATAACTCGTGACTGGATTTGTAAAGACCAAGGGCAACAAGTTTGTCGAATACCCCTACGGCGCGGCAGAGCTTCAGCGTGACAACCCCGAAGCCAACCACCCGTATGAATGCGACTTTGTCAGCATCTTCCCCTCCACGCCAGCCGCCACCCGTGACGGTTTCGCGCTGTCGCCTGTCGTTGTGGACGAAGTCCCAGAGTATGACGGCCAGACGCAGACGGTACACCGCTCAGAGTTGCCTTTCATCCGCGACGGTGGCTGGGTGTTCTCGTGGATTGTAACCGACCTGACGCCCGAGCAAATTGCCAACATGCAGGCCATGCGGGAGGAGCTTGGTGGAAACTGAAGAACTCCAACCTATATTTTGCTTTCCGACCGTAGTCGTGACGGCATTTAAGCCTGAGTTCCTCGACGCCGTTCGCGCTGTGTCGGAGGACAACTTCGAGCCGCAGGACATCAACGAGATTTACCCAGTCAAGATGACGGGCAACCTCACGGATGACCCGCGCATGCACGACTTCTGCGAGTATGTCGGCAGCTCTGCGTGGCAGATACTGAACAATCAGGGTAGCGATATGACCGGCGCGAGCACCTTCTTCACTGAGATGTGGACGCAGGAGCATCACAAGCACTCGCAGATGGAGCAGCACGTTCATGGTAACGGCGCGCAGCTTGTCGGCTTCTACTTCCTTGAGACGCCCGAGAACTGCTCCAAGGCGCTGTTCTATGACCCACGTCCGGGCAAGGTGCAGGTCAACTTGCCAGAGGCCGACATGGGTCAAGTGACGCCCGCCAGCAACGCTATGGGCATCGAGGCCAAGCCGGGTACGCTTATCTTCGCCAACGCGTGGCTGCCGCACGGCTTCACCCGCCACGCATCCGACAAGCCGATCCGCTTCGTCCACTTCAACATCGGCGTCGAGTACGCACCCGCTGCCGCAGCCGAGGTGATCTGATGGCGCACTTTCAGATACGCTACAATCAGACACGCGGCCAGCCGGGTCGCGGCACGGTCGATCATGTCTGGCGTGTGTTCGAGGACGGCAAGGAGTATCTGACGAAGAACGTCGAGATTAACGTGCCGTCTCGCGGCGCAAAGACCGGTGGTGACTACAGCATGGTCTGCGAGGGAACACTGCGCTTGGATCGCGAGACATCTACTGCTATAATAGACCCGTAAGGAACCGCACATGAGTAACCGTTGGCCCGGTGGTATTATTCGCAAGACACCCGTCACTCCCGCTGGCCCCGCCCAGAACGGGGCGGCCTCTGGCGTGTGGTCTCTGGCTGACGCTGCGTACTGGACGAAGCAGGGTCTATGGCCGATAGCTGGGTTTATCCCAGACGGGACGTTTGCTATTATGGCTTTGGGTAATACTAACGGCGGCTCAGTGGTGCGTAATAAATACACCTACTCCGGATGTGTTGTTAGCGCAGCCACTGCTGCTACGGCAGTTTCAAGCTGCGGTTCGGCCACGGGCAACAGCACAGTCGGGATATTTGCACTAGCGTCGGGTAGCACTGCCCGCAACAAATATACGTACGTAGGTTGTGTGGTTAGCGCGGGGGGCGCCGCAACGCAGGCTTTAGATGGTGGGTCCGCAGTGGGGAACAGCACTGTTGGTATTTTCGCGCTGGGCGGTACGCAGTATTATTGCCCCTGCATATGCGCAATGGTTTATTGCAACTCATCAACTCGGAATAAATATACGTACTCAGGGGACGTTGTCGCCTCGGGAGCGTCTGCGAGCCAAGGTACGCGTGGGGGTTCTGCCGCAGGAACCGCTACGGTTGGGATATTTGCGATAGGTGCCCCCACCTCGTTCTACTGTCAAAGTTGGTCATCTACCCGAAATAAATATACATATTCTGGTGACACCAACGGTTCGGCGACAGCCGCTACTGCATCTTCCCGCGATACTAGCGCTGCTGGGAACAGCACTTTTGGTATCTTCGCGCTGGGGTGTGTATCCTGCGTCGGCCAATCTACCACACGCAATAAATACACCTACTCTGGGGACGTTGTCAGCGCGGGTGGCGCTGCCACTGTGGCGTCACGACGAGGTTCTGCTGCCGGAAACGGCGCTGTTGGTGTTTTTGCGTTGGGATGCGTTGGATCCAATTCTACAACCCGCAACAGGTACACCTACTCAGGCTGTGTCGTTGCAGCAGGCGGCGCGGCTACGGTGGCGTCACAACAGGGTTCAGCAGCATCCAACGGCATTTCGGGAATAACAATATGATCGAACAACTTATCAGCCGCGTGTTCTACGCACGCAACGTAGCCCACTTCGAGCACTGGCGCGCCAAGGGCGACGGCAGCTTCGCGAAGCACATGTCACTGGGCGACTTCTACGACGACGTCATCGACGCAATCGACAAGCTCGTGGAGGCCTACCAAGGCGCGTTCAGCCTCATCGGCAACATACCCGCCCCAGAGGTGACTGAGCGTGACGTGCTGAAGCTCCTAGAGGCTGACGCGGACTGGATCGAGGAGCACCACGAGGATATCTGCAAGGGCAACCGCGCAGTGGGCAACTTGGTTGACGGTGTCACAGACACGTATCTGACCACCATATACAAGCTGCGGAACCTGAAATAATGGACATCGACATCAACACCATAATCACCGTCATCGGCTTCATCGGAGGCCTGATTACTGTGTGGGTGAACCTCAACAGCAGACTGACGCTGCTTGAGGCGCGCCTTGGCTTTGGTGACGAGAAGTTCAACGGCATCGACAAGAAGTTCGACGAGGTGATGATGCACCTCCGCCGGATTGAAGATAAACTGGATAACAAAGCGGATCGGTGATGAAGTGGTTTTTGCTACCCCTCGCGGCTTTGGCCCTCATGGGCTGCGAAGACCGCTATCGGTACGACTGCCAAGACCCTGAGAACTGGCAGGAAGAAATCTGCAAGAAGCCTAAGTGTATCGCTATGGGCTACTGCACCGAGTGGTTGATAGATACGGGTGAAGAAAAGCATGAAGCCCACTAGGGATTGGTCGCCAGAGGAGATGCTGCGGTTCATCGTCGGCATCGTACTGTCGCTAACACTGACGTTCATCGTGGCGACCGTGCTGTACTCGCTGGTGTTTGTGTCGCAGCCGATGGAGGGGCAGTCCCCGAATGACGCGGAGTTTTTTAAGCTGATTAACCCGATAGCGACGTTTATCGTAGGTGCGTTGGCAGGATTGATGGCGGGTCAGGGCAACGGCTCGATGACGCCGAAGCCCCCAGAGAATATCGAAGGAGAAGAAGATGAGCTTCCTAAATAGTTTTGAGAGCAAGGGTGAAGGTGTCAATGACACCGTCGAGTTTGTTGTGCGCGTGGCCATCGTCACGCTGGCGGCAGTTATCCTCGTCGTCGTGCTGACACTAGCCGTTGGCCTGTTTATGCCTAATGACGTCATAGAAAGCACCGCCATCCTTGAGATGGTTAACCCCGCCTTCCAGACAATCATCGGCGCGTTCGTCGGACTGCTGGGCGGCCTGAGCCTCAACGCCAATGCGCGGGACAAAGAGCCTGAGCCAGAAGCGCCGCTTGAACTGGACACGCCCGCGCCAGAGCCAGAAGCACCCAAGCCATATAGCGACCCTCAAGGCACGGTCTTCATTGACGAGCCTGAAGATGACGATGATGACGACATGGAGCCTTGGGAGAAGTACCGCAACGACTTGCGCTATGATGCCAACGGCGACGGCGTGGTTGACGAACTTGACTTTCCTGATTGGCGGAGTGCTGGCAAATGAGCTTAACCAACCTTCAACATAAATGTGGCTGCCACGCAGATGGTGCCTTCGGCCCCGGAACACTGAAGTCTGCCTGCGCGCACTTCAAGCTGAACAAGAACCGCGCCGCGCACTTCTTCGCCCAGACGGCGCATGAGAGCGGCAACTTCAAGGCCTTCAGCGAGAACCTGAACTACGGCGCGAAGGGCCTGCGTAGCATCTTCCGTAAGTACTTCCCAACCGATGCGCTTGCCCGCGCTTACGAGCGTCAGCCGCAGAAGATCGCCAACCGCGTCTACGCCAACCGCATGGGTAACGGCGACGAAGCGTCTGGTGACGGTTGGAAGTACCGTGGCCGGGGTCCGCTCCAGCTCACGGGCAAGAACAACTACCGCGCATTCGGCAAGTACATCGGTCGCGAACAGGAGATTTTGGACAATCCAGACCTTGTGGCTACCGAACTCGGCTTTGAAAGCGCCCTGTGGTTCTTCGACGCAAACAAGCTCTGGTCGATCTGCGACCAAGGCATCAATGACGCCGCAATCCTTGCGCTGACAAAACGCATCAATGGTGGTACACACGGCCTCGACGACCGCAAACAGAAAACCAAGAAATATGCTGCTTGGCTCTAAGGAGAACGATTATGGTTAACCTGAAGAAACTCATCCAGAAAGAAGCCGAGAAGGCAATTCTCAACAAAGCCGTAGGCAAAATCTTGCCGATGGAAGGTGGGGCAAAGCCCGCCCTCGGTTGGAAAGCCAAACTGGCGGCTGTGCTTGCCGCAATCGCCACAGGCGCGACACTTCTTTCACAATACCTCGCCGGGTAAACAATTCGACAGTCGCGGCGAAGGCTGTTATTATGCGTTAAATCTGTTATAGGGGCACGTTATGGCCACCAATATGACCTTCACGACGTTGAAACAAGACGTGCAGCGCTATCTTGAGCGCGGCAATACGCTTGCGTCAGACCCTATAGTCTTCGAACAAATCCCGCGTCTTATCAACCTCGCCGAGCGCCGCATCGCTCGCGAGCTGAAGGTCGAGGGCTTCATTAACGTCGTGACTGGCACGCTCGCTGAGGGCCAGTCCGTCTACCCAAAGCCCGACCGCTGGCGCGACACAGTGTCGATCAACATCGGCACAGGCGCTACGTTCAACAACCGCAAAATCATATTCGCCCGCGTGTACGAATATCTGCGGTCCTATTGGCCAGACGCCTCGCAGACGGACACGCCCCTCTTCTACAGCGACTATGACTACAGCCACTGGCTATTCGCGCCGACACCGGACGCAGAGTACCCGTTCGAAATCCTGTACTATGAACTGCCTCCCTTGCTCGACGAGAGCGTGCAGACGAACTGGATCACCGAATACGCCCCGCAGCTCTTGCTCTATGGCACGCTGGTTGAGGCAACGCCGTTCCTGAAGAACGACGAACGCATCCCGGTTTGGCAGTCGATGTACGACCGCGCGGCGGCGATGTTGAACGGCGAAGACCTCGCCAAAATTCTAGACCGATCCGCCGTGCGCAAGGAGGCGTAATGACCAACACATTTACACAGGTTTTTGGTGGCACGACAATCTACCCGTCGGACGTCTCCTATTTGGCGCTCACGCTGTCCGCCGACACAGCCCTTGAGTGGCCGCTTGAGAGCAACACGAACGAGTATCCCGTCGCCCGTATCATCGACGTGACGCCAACGGGCACCTACTCAATCATCATGCCGCCCGCCGACCAGACTGGCACTGGCCAGACGGTCCTGTTCAACAACCTCGGGCCGCAGACTGTCACCGTCAAGAACAGCGTGGGCGCTACGCTCCTGTCGATGGCGCAGGGCGAGCAGTGGCAGATATACCTGACCGACAACACCACCGCCGCAGGTTCGTGGCGCGTGTTCCGCTACGGTGCCTCAACGGCGCAGGCTCAAGCCTCGGCTCTCGCTGGCTACGGTCTCACCGCGACTGGCTCGACACTGTCGCAGTCAGCGCCGGTCACGCTCTTCAACTCGAACTACACTGCCGGTGCCACAGACCGCGCCGAGACGTTTGTGTGGAACGGCGGCGTTGGCACATTCACCTTACTCTCAGCCGTGACGGCGGGGAACGACTACTTCGTCGCGCTACGCAACAGTGGCGCTGGCGACATCACCGTCGCGACGCAGGGTGCCGAAACCATCAACGGCGGCGCTTCGCTGGTCCTACAGCCGGGCGACAGCGCAACGATAGTCACAGACGGCCTGAACTGGTTCACCCTCGGCCTCGGCCAGAGCGCGGTCTTCGCCTTCGACTACACGTCGATCAACTTAGGCGGCCTGAGCGGCAACTACACGCTTACTGGCTCTGAACTCAACCGCATCGCATATGAGTTCACTGGCGCGATTACGGGTAATATCGAAGTTGTTGTCCCGAATACGGTGCAGCAATATTGGGTTTACAACAACACGACGGGCGGCTCATTCACCCTGCGCGTCAGGACCAGCGCCCAGACACCGGGCGTATCGGTTGCTCGCGGCAGCCGCGCCATCCTGTACTGCAACGGCTCCGAAGTTGTAGACGCCGAGACTGGCGGCATCGCGGTACCAGTCCCCATCGCTGACGGCGGCACGGGCGCAACGACGGCCAGCGCCGCGCGTATCAACCTCGGCGGCACGTCGGTCGGCATCGCCGTATTCACGGCAGTTGATCAGGCGGCGGCGCAGGCGGCCATCGGTGTGTCCGGTGGCGGCGGAAGCAATGACGCCATCGTGTTCGCGGTGGCGTTGGGGTAATGGCTGAACAGATTGTCCAGATCAAATCCGCGCCCGGCATTAAGCGGGACGGGACGAAGTTTGAGGGCGACCAGTATGTTGACGGGCAGTGGGTGCGCTTCCAGCGTGGCCTGCCGCGTAAGATCGGCGGCTACCGCTCGATCAACAAGTTCCTGCGCGACCTACCGCGTGCGCTTCACGAGTATACGCAAGACTTGCTGACATACGTTCACGCTGGGTCGGCCAGCCGTGTGGAGCGCTTCTATATCGACGGCGCGTACAACACGAGTGTCATTACCAATCGCACACCCACGTCTGGCTTCACCTTAGACGACGGCAACATGTGGCAGTTCGCCACGGCGTACGACACGACCAACGGTAACCAACTCGTCGCGCAAGTCGCGCCGAACCTGAACTGCATCTGCAACAGCGACGGCGGCGCGCTCTTCGTCGGCGACCTCCTCGGCACGAGTGCCCTGACGCAAGTCACCACGGTGCCCGCCAACTTCAGCGTCACAGGCGGTGTTGCGACACTGCCGCCCTACACGTTCGCTTTCGGCAACGACGGCTACGCGGCGTGGTCCGTGCCCAATGACCCAGCGGACTTCACTGGCTCTGGTGCGGGCAACGCGTACATAACAGGTCAGAAGATCATTAAGGCAATGCCACTGCGCGGCGGACCGGGCAACAGCCCGTCTGGCCTGTTCTGGTCGGCGGACAGCCTCATTCGCGGCACCTACGTTGGTGGCACGGCGGTATTCCAGTTCGACACGATCAGCACGCAGTCGTCAATCTTGGCGGCCAACAGCGTCATCGAGTATGACGGCATCTTCTACTGGATCGGCACCGACCGCTTCTTGATGTTCAACGGCGTCGTGCGCGAAGTCGAGAACAACCTGAACCTCAACTTCTTCTTCGACAATCTGAACTATGCGCAGCGCCAGAAGGTGTTTGCGTATAAGGTTCCGCGCTTCGGTGAGATATGGTGGTGCTTCCCGTTTGGCGACAGCATCGAGCCAAACTACGCCGTCATCTACAACGTCCGCGAGAATACGTGGTACGACACCGAGCTGCCCAATGGCGGGCGCGGTGCGGGCCTGTTCCCTGCGGTATTCCGCAAGCCGCTCCTGTCTGGCGTTGCGCCGCAAGAGGCCGAAGCCTTTAGCGCTGCCGTGAACGGCGGCGGCACTGGCTACGCTGTGGGTAACACGCTCGCCGTTGTGGGCGGCATCGGTCAGATTACGACAGAGTTGACGGTGGCGACCATTGGCGCTGGCGGCGTTATAACCGGCGTCACAATCACCAACGCGGGGCAGTACAGCACCGCCCCAACTAATCCAGTCAGCGTGACTGGCGGCGCTGGCTCTGCGGCCACATTCAACATCACGTTCGACAACCCGTACAAGTTTTGGGTTCACGAGGTCGGCACGGACGAGATTGACGGCCTGACGCTCAACCCGATACAGTCGTTCTTTGAGACTGCCGACTTGTCTCTGCCCGCCACGTCGCAGATCAACAAGTCGCTGCAAGTGCTGATGCTTGAGCCTGACTTCGTGCAGAGCGGCGACATGACCGTTCAGGTCATGGGCCGTGCGAACGCCCGCGCTCCAGAAGTCAACGGCATCGTCATGACGTTCCCTGATACCCCGCAGACGCCGCAGGAGCAGGTCGTCTTCCTGAAGACACAGCGCCGCGAGCTGCGCTTCCGCTTCGAGAGCAACACCCTCGGTGGTGACTATCAGACTGGTCTTATTCTAGCGCACGTCCAGCCCGGCGATGGGACCACGTTGGGATGATCGACCCTCGCGGAATGACTTGGCAAGACTGGGCCTGTTCAGTTATACTGTCGGTCAACGACGCGTGGGCATTCGGCACGCCTCCCGAGGAGGCCGAGTGGCAAGGCTGGGCAATCGGGCTACTGCGTGCCTCACCATTTACGCAGCAAATTATTCCTGATCCATATCAGTTCTCTGATTGGCGTGAGTGGGGAATGCGTGTATATCCAATGCTCGAAGGTACAAGCTCATGAATTACATCCCCGGCTTCAGCAACTATTTGGAAGCGTCCGTGCCTGAGTACGGGCCCGCGCCGATCATGGACGCGGAGCCTGCCGTACCACAGCGGGCGATGGTTGAGCCGACGACGCAGGAGGCCGCAGCGCCTTACAATCTGAGCGGTTTGGACTTAAGCGGCCTGAACAACCTGTACGGAATGAACTTCGGCACAGACTTTGGCGGCGGCGCGATGGGCGGAATATACCCAGACGATCCGAATACCGAATACATTGCTGCACCGCTATCCAACAAAGGCAACTTCACTGCGCAATCGGGCAATGCGTTCGTCATGGGAGCTGATCAGCCAGTGCGCCTCGTTGACCTCCGCACCAATCAGGTTGTGTTCGAAGGTGCAGGCTATGACGCCGCACGGCAAGCCGTTGCCGCAGGACAGAACTTGTCTGACACCCTTGGCCGTAAGGCCCAGT